ATAAGCTTGGCAGACATAGGCTTATATGTGGAGATAGTACGGATGTTAATGTTATAGATAAGCTTATGGACGGAGCAAAAGCTGATATGGTATTTACAGACCCTCCTTACGGAAATGGCACAAGTGGAAAGTATGGCAGAGGACAATTAGGTGTCAGAACAATAGCAGGAGATGAGGATTTATCTGTATTTAATGAGTTTATTTCAATTATGAATACAGACAAAATTGTGTATTTCTTGCAATGGATAACGCTTGTTGAAAGTTTTGAAACAATACGAAAAAAAGGCTTGCGAATAAACACCGTTGGAGTATGGGATAAAAAAAATGCAGGATTAAATGGTGCAGGTGGTATCAGCGAACAATGGGAAGCTGTTATATTTGCAGGAAATATCAAATATAAAAAGTTTGGTGGAAATGTTTTCTCAATAGCGAGAGAACAACACAAGAGAGAAGATAGTCCTCATCCACACCAAAAACCGATAAAATTATTGGCTGAAATATTTGATTTCCTTAATGACTGTGAAAATATTTTAGACCCATTCGGTGGTAGTGGTAGCACACTAATAACTTGCGAACAACTAGGGCGCACTTGCTATATGTGTGAGCTAGACCCTAAATACGTTGACGTAATAATAGAACGCTGGGAAAACTTTACGGGACAGAAAGCCGAACTAATAAAAGGGGGCGAGTAAATGGCTAAAAAATCATTAAACGAGCAGGCAAGCGAAATACTTAAAATAGCAGAGGCTAACGGGGTGCAGACTAATTTTTTCTTTGTGACAACTTTTAAGCGTTACCAAGTGCAAATAAAAATATTAACAGAATTAGAAAAAGAAATAGCAGAAGATGGAACAACGGTAAGCAAGGAATACGTAAAGGGGCGAAAAAACCTTTACACTAACCCAGCTATAAATGCTTATAATCGTACTACTGATAGCGCTAATAAGACGGTGACGACGTTACTTAAGATTGTGCAGGGCTGGAAAAAAGAGGACAATGGACAAGATATAGACCCGTTACTAGAGCTAATTAACGGGGGAAATAGTATTGACTGATAATAGTAATAAAGCTTACCAATACGCTAAAAGCAAAGTGCGAAAAAAAGAAACGCCCAAATATGTAAAAAAGCAATTTAGAGATTTTATAAAAATCTGTGATGGGAAAAATAAAAAGTATAAGATAAGCGAAATTAAAGTTAAACAAATTGAGGGTGTCTTAAGACTTTTAAATATGCCAAAGGGGTTAAAGGCTGGTCAAAGTCTCTATAATTGTACGACTGGCTACCAGTGGGTATTTTACATAGCGATAATAGCGACCGTTTACAAGGACAACCCTAAAAAGCGTAGATATGAGCTTGGTATACTAGAGTTATGCCGTAAAAATTTTAAAACATTTACTATAGCGGTATTATTTATTTTACTATTTATAACCGAGCCTAAATTTAGCAAGTTTTATTCTGTAGCGCCCGACGGAGCGTTAAGTAAAGAAATACGAGACGCAATAGTTGAGATAATTAGAAGTAGCCCAGCTATATACCAGTACAAAGGCGAGAAACGCTTTAAGATACTAAGGGACTATATATTATTTAAACCTTTAGAAACCAAATTTACACCGCTGGCGTTTAGTAATAACCGCATGGATGGTAGATTACCTAATGTTTTTTGCGCAGATGAAGTAGGAGCGCTACCGACTAGCTACCCTATTGAGGCTATGCAATCGGGACAGATTAACATACTTAATAAGCTGGGGTTTATTATTTCAACTAAATACCCTACAATAGATAACCCGTTTGAAGATTGGGTAAGCTATGCTAAGAAGGTGCTAGACGGAGTGCAAGACGACGAGACTATATTTAGTTTACTTTACGAGGCTGATGATACTAAGAACTGGGAAAGCGACGACTTAATATTAAAGCAAGCTAACCCAGTAGCTTTAGAAATCAAAGAAATTTGGGAGGATTTACTAAAGAAAAGAGCTAAAGCTATCGCTATGGAGAGTGCTAGAGAAAACTTTGTGACAAAGCATTGTAATATTATCTATCAAGGTGCAGGAACTGAGACGTATATAGACGTTAACGACGTGCAAAAGTGCCGAGTAACTAACATAGATTGGAGCGGTAGGGTAGTATATTTAGGGCTAGACTTATCAGAG